AATTATCTCCTACATCCCAAGCATCTGCTACATCTGTAGGTGTAATATTAGTAACCCCACAAAACAGTGTAGGCTGTGTATCTAATGTAGACTTCATTGTAACTACTGCAGCTTCTACTTCTGCAACAGTATCTAACTCTTGAAATGCGTAAGTGTAGCTAGGCATTATGTTGTAGCTCCGTAAATATTGCCACTGTTGGTAAGTGTGTAAGTGTTTCCACTATCCTCAATAGCTTTACCTGCAGCACCTCCAGTGTAGGTAGCACTAGACTGTCCACCTGCAGCACCCCAGCCACCGCCACCGCCGCCAGCTTGAGATGCTCTAGTGCCTTGAGATGCCTGACCTGCTTCGTTAGCTGCACCACCGTAGCCACCTTGACCTTGTAGATCTCTGTTGTCACGGTTTCTTCTTACACCGGGAAGGATACGTCCACCACCGCCACCACCGCCACAGTATTGTGGGTTTGCTGTTGTTGTGTTATAAGTACCACCTGTGCCACCAGCTTGACCGCCAAAGCCTAAGTCATCACCTGGTATAGGAGGGCTATAAGCATAAACGTTAACAGTACCGTTAGAGCCTGAAGCATTAAGAACACCACCAGAACAATCTCCTATAGTGTGTACAACTGGTCCAGTAGGGCTTAATCTTACATCTCCTGACGTATAGTTAACATTGGAGCCTTGACCTCCGTTGCCACCACCTGCACCGCCGCCGCCACCAGCAGCAGCACCAGAACCTGCACTAGCACCGCCAGTACCATTACCTCCTGCACCACCTCCACCGCCACCTGCTATGTAGCCGCCTGAGTAGTTAGTAATAGTTACGTTAGATACACTAGAGTTTATCTTTATAGCAGGACCACCTGCAGCACCGCTTGTTTGGTTAGTACCACCATTACCACCTTTACCAATTATCTTACCGTAGTTCTTTATAATACAAGGTATGTCAATTGTAAGAGCAGCAGTAGATGTACTGTTTGACCATAGCCAGAAGCTAGAAGGTATTACAAATGTTTCACCAGAGCTTATATAATCTGACACAAGAGCTTCCTGTATGTTTGCTTGTCCGTTTATGTTACCTTCATTTACTGCTTCCGTTTCATCAGCAGCACCATAATACTCATTCATAGCATTTTGTGCACCAGAGGATTTACCTATTAAGCCCCTAACGTCTGCGTCATTTAAAGAAACTTGTGTTCCAGAAGTAGCACCTAATTCTAAATGAATATCATTAAGGCTTATCTGACCGCTAGTCTGTAGAGCCATTCTTTAGTTCCTCTATTTCAGCTTTTAACTCTTTGATAGCTTCAATAAGTAATCCATGAAGTTGATCGTACTGCACTGTTTTGTACTCAATACCTTCTTGTCCATGAAAAACTAGTGACTTATTTTCTACAGCAGAGGGTAATACTTTTTCTACTTCCTGTGCAATTACACCAGCAGATCTTTTACCATCTTTATTATAACTAAATGTATACCCACTAAGTTGAGATACTTTATCTAAAGCACCATTTATTTTTTGTACGTCATGCTTTAGTCTTTCGTCTGAGACAGTGGTTGAGTATGCAGTGATGTTACCGTCAACATGGAGATCACCGTCATTTTCAAGTCTCATCTCCTCCGCACCACCAGTCATAAATTCTATATGCTGACTACCATCATTAAAATGAATATGCTCATGTGCATTTCCTACATATACATCAGTAGCAGCAGCTAGTCTTTGATCTCCAGTAAGAGTAGCAGCTATAGAAACGTTGGCTGATCCATTGAAGGATGTTGAACCTGTAACATCTCCAGTTAAAGATATAGTACGTGCGGTTGCTAGTGTTGTTGCAGTAGATGCATTACCTACCAAAGATCCTGTAATGTTACCTGATGCATTGATAGTAGTAGCAGTTATAGCTGCAGAACTATTAGCACCAATAGTAGTACCATCAATACTGCCACCATTAATGTCTACAGAGGGGCAAAAAAGAGCATCAACATCTGCAGTTCCATCAATATACAGGTTACGCCATTGTAAGGTTGATGAACCTAGATCAAAAGCATTATCGTTGTCAGGAATCATGCTACTGTCTATTCTAGCATTAATAACTAGATTGTCTGTATTACCATTTCCTAAAGTAAGACTGCCATCAACAGTTAAATTACCTGTGACATCTAGCGCACCACCAACATTTACATCTGTTGTTGTTGTTACTACACCTGTAAAAGTAGAAGTTTCATCTACAGTTAGTACATCTGTTTTTACTGTTCCATCAAAGAAAGCATCCTTCCACTCAATGGAAGATGTGCCTAGATCGTAAGTGTTGTCTACTTTTGGACGCACCACACTAGAAGTTACAACAAGATCTGCAGACGGTCCTAAGTTTTCAATGGGAGGCCCATTACCTGTAGTGCCATCGTGTGTATGACCAGTAGATGCGTTGAATGCTGCCTCAATAGCATTGTACTCTGCGTTAAAGTCTGCAGCATCAATAACTGCACCTGTAGCTATGTTAGCTGTTGCTTGACGTGTATATCCTGCCATGATTATTGCCTATCGTTTTGTCTATATTGTAATACTGCTGAGTCTAGTGTATAAGGTGGATTAATGTCATCACTTGTTATTCTCATAGCCACTGTATGAAAAGACCCTATAAGGTTTTCGTTATATACTTTCTTTATTTTACTACCAAATATAACACCAGATCCTCCATAAACTGAATTAGGTGCACCAAACATAAATACACCGCTACCACCTGTAGCTGAATCTATGTCTATCTCTTCTGGTTGTACTATCCTTGAGTCACCACCTGAGTCAAAATCAAACAGCAATCTAAACTTTAAATCTACTCTACCTGTAGGATCTGTGTATAGTGTTAGCTTGTATGCTGTTTTACGTACTTCAGGATCAGTTACAGGCATGTAGGGTGTTTCTAAGATAGTAGGTATAGTCTCACCATCAAACCCATTAGTCTGTTCCATCTCATACAAGTAGCCATCGTCATTGGCAAACATTATAGACTCTTGTGTACCTGTGTATATACTGTCTGCTATATATGCTTTTATGCCCTTAGTTGTTGACCATTGTATATTATCAGCACCTTGAGCAATAAATTTAGTAGCTATCAAGCCTATAGCTGCACCTTTATCTTGTGTCTGAATAAAAGCAAATATTCTGTATTGACCCTTTTCACGCATTATAACAGAAGAGAATTGTGTTGTCGAGGTTAAAAAGTCATCTGAGTCTTTATATATCTTATCAGAAGCAACGTCTAAACCAAAGTCACCTATTCTATCTGTAGCACTTAATAGTCTTAGTCCATCTGGTGCAAGATACATAACATCTCCACCAAACTCTTGTATACTATCAGCACTTATACAACCAAGTTTATCTGTTATAGGTTGTAGTTGAAAATCTGCTGTAGTATTACCTACTAACCTTTTAACAGAGTCTGCTGTGAATATGATAAGCTGTTCACGAAAGACTATCATACCAGTGACATCACTGCCTACAGATATACTACCTGCCCCATCTGCTGCTGCAAAATTATCTACAGTAAATGGTGCTGTAAAATATACTTGATTTGCTTTAGCGTAAAATGCTGTATTCTTAAATATAGTTACTAGTTCTGCACCTTGTACGTCTGTATTTATGTTAGGGCTGGAGGATGTTAAATAGGATGTAGTGTTGCCAGAAGTATTGTATAGCATAGGATAGTGTAGCCCATCTACAAATACTACTTTGTCATCTCCATCAAAGTTATACATAGCTTTGTATACTTTACCACCACCTGTTTGAGATGATGTAATTAGATGTATCCAACTAGTTCCTGTACTGTAATAGTAAGCTGTGTTACCTACCTCAGAAGAAGATAGGTGACCAAAAGTAAGAACAGTATCATCAGTTAAAGTTTGAGCAGAGGATAATACAATATTGTTTTGATCTGTTACTGTAGAAACTGTCACAGTACCACTTATACCTGTACCTGTGACATACATGCCTACTTCTATAGTACCACTATTACCGTCTAATACAACTGCAGTGCTTGAAGATGTAGCACCATTAACATTAGCGGTAGCAGTCTGTAGTTCTGTCACAGCAGCAGCGTCTACCTTACGTGCAACTACAGCACGTCCACTAGAAACTACATGTAACCCTAAAACATTTCCAGTGCCAGGAATCTCAGATGTACTATACTTTTGAAAGCCTCTTACTTTAGTGTATCCACCTTGCCTGTCTGCTTCCATATTTTGAAGTATAGTAGCAGAACCTATAGCATTTATACCCTGTTGTAAGGGTGACATATTAGAGATCAAACCACCTTTGAACTCAATAGGAAATGTTGACCATTGTGTTGGCATTAGAAGTGTACTCTCGTATCTCTAAGATAATCTGTTCTATTAATGTTTATACTTCTAAGATGTTTTATACCTTGTTGAAACTTTTGAAGTGCTGCAGTGGCATTTGGTGTATCACCACGAAACTGATAAGCGTAATGCATTGCGCCATCAACAATAACAAAACGATACTGTTCTGGAAGAGATGGTACATCTGTAGCATTTATAAGGTCATAACCTATTCTATAATATTCATACACCATCTCATATGCTTTGTCGGGCATAGGGTAGCATATTAGTTCTCTATTTGGTGCTCTTACTATGTGCGTTGGTACAGACTTAGTTTGTGTGTTATACTCAGCATCTGCATACTTTTCTAGATACTCTTCATATGTCATGTTCTTTAGCTTAACAGTACCTACATTAAGAGTATCATCTCTCTTGATCCTGAAGCTATTCATGTTTATAGTTTTTGCATCATTAGGGTAGCTATATCTAGGCTCCGATGCTGTAAGTGTTTCTTCATTTTCTACATGATTCCAAGGCCATTCATATTCTTCTTGTTGAATATGTCTAATAGAAGAGTTGACTGCTTCTTTAGCAAAAGCAAAAAATCCTGTAACGGTAGTAAAGTTATCTGTGGTTAATTGTACTTCATTAAGTCTGCTGTTAACGTCATTAACTAGTCCTATGAAATCGTATGCCATATTACTTCTCTTTTATCTTTAGGAAAATGGAACGTTCAAAAACAAGACCATCCCCTGTGGTTATCTGACAAGTAACTTTGTATTGTTTGTTGTTTGTACCCAATGCAAAACGTGCAGTAGCAACTTTACCAGAAATAGTAGATTGAACAAACTGTAGTCCATCTACCACTTCAGCATTAGATACTAGTTCCTTAGTACCATCAGAGTCTTTTACAAACCAAGAAGCAGCAGATAAAGTATCATCAGGTATAAACCTTGACCAATCTACGCTGTAGTCTATAGTTTCATCAGGATCTTTGTCAGGCCATTTATAAGACATTGCTTGTCCTTATCGTGTTATTAGTACTGTAGTAGGTAAACCTCTGTGCTTATCAACAACTAGTGTAAAGTTTTCAGGATTTATGTGAGTGGTTTTACCTAGACTTAAAGAAGGGTTAATTAAAGATATCACAGGGTTGTCTTGTTGTGGTATATGTACTGTTTTACTTAAACCATAACCACCTTCAGGAAGTATATATACTGTTCTTGTTCTACTAAAATCATCTGCTACTGCATCATAGTCAAATAGATTATTAGCAGGTGGATCTAAATTTATGTTTAGACGAGCAAGTAGTGTAGCTAGTTCTACAGACACTCCTACCTGCAAGAAAGGAGTTATATCAACAACAGTAGTTGCTAAATTGACACTGCTTGTAGTTATATTTGCTTTTGCGTCAAAGTCAAGTGCTGATATGCTTGTAACAGAAGATAATCCACTTAAAGCAGGAGTAATTCCTTTAGCATCAAAACCTGCAGTACCTGCAGTAGTTACAGCAGTAGCTGCGCTGGGTGTTATGTTAGCTAATCCAACAAAACCTAACGTACCCTCAGTAAAACTTGCAGTGGTTGCACTTGGTGTTACATTAGCTTCTGCATCAAAGTCAACACTGTTTATAGTAAAAGAAGCTGTAGTTGCTGTTACTTCTTTAGAAGCTGTAAGAGTAAACGTATGATTATTAACTGTTGTTGTAGCTGTAGCAGCACTAGGTGTTATATTAGCTTCAGCGTCAAAGTCTAATGTGTTAATACTAAAAGCTGAAGTAACTGCACTTGGAGTAATGTTAGCTTCAGCATCAAACCCTAAAGTACCAGCAGTAAAAGTAGAAGAAACAGCAGCTATTGTTTTGTTTGCTTTTGCTTCTAGTGTTAAGCTATTGACTACTTGATTTATTACCTGAGAGGCTAAAGTAGTTGCAGCACTTCCATCACCTGGAGAAGATAAAGGTGCAGCAGATAATGGACTAAAGCCTAACATTTATTTTTACTTTACTGTTACATTTGGTATTGGCTGAACAGCTTTTAACTCATCTGGAGTAGTTGCTGCATCAATGTCTGAGTGCGTTGGAGCATCACGAAGTGCTTGCTTGTCTGCTACTATTTGCGTTGTAGAAGAGCTAGTCTCTAAGGCTTTCATGAAATCAGTGTCTAGCTTTACAAACTCTGGCTCACGAGCTAAACGTATTTTATCACGCCAGACATCTTTAGCCTTATCCATATTAACTACCACCGCCCCATTCTCTGGGGCTTCCCATGCTTCACGAAAGACCCGATCTGTTGGTATTGTTAAGTCTTCAATGTCTACTTCTTCTGCATCACCAACCTTAACAAATACATCAAAAGGATCATCTGGTATTGGATCAACTCTTTCAGCTTGTACTAATGGGTCTACTAATTCTTCTTCTTCACTCATTGAGCCACTTCCCATGCTTCTCGAAACGTCCTGTCACTTGGCACTAATTCCACTGGAACAATACGCATAATAGTTCTGTTTCCCTTGTAGTCACGCCAAACGCTAGGCTCTACGTCTTTCATAATTAAATATTCTATTGCTTGTTCTTCAGTCATAGCCTTAATAGGTTCCGCCGTGTGATGCTCTTGCGGTGCGCCTTCTGGCTTTAATCGGTCACGATGATAAGTTTCTATAGGAGGCAAAATACCACCCTCTAACGCACAAGCCATCCAATTAGGGTCAGGACATAAAACAACCGCCGTTTGATCAGGCTGATCTGGTATTTCATAAATGACACGATACTTTGACTGCACCTTTTTTAGTTTAGATTTAGCATCACATATTCGATCATAGAGAGGGTTAGTCATCTTAGTCTCCCATAATCATAATATTGATATAATCACTGTCATAATAACCTTGTTGTGGTTGCCACTCAGTACGAAACGCAAATGAAGAAGTTGCGTAAGCTTGTGGAAATACGACACGGCTTGCATAGTTAGGAAGTAAACCACCTGATATACCTGCAACAGCATAACTAGAGTTGGCTATATTTGATGAAAAGTTACTGCGAAAATAACCAGTGCCTAAGTCAGTAACGCTTGATTGATTTAAACTGTCACGAACACTTAGCGTTCCAATGCTTTCAAAGTTAGTCCATATTTTTGCTGTGCTTTGCGATCTGACATTACCACTGACGCTAGCTCCGTAACTGGTTGTCTCAATCTTTACTGAACCATTATGATACATTCGAGTATAGCTGTTACTTACACCATAAAAGAGCCACTCGTTGTTTACGTCATTATAAATTCCTTGTGCCGAACCGTTATTATGCATAAAAACAGAGCGTCCACCAATGCTAAAACCCTCCCAACCGCCATGCGCTCCGCCGTCAATTTCAATAGAGCCGTAGTTGCCTGATACTGGCTCAAATCGACCATTACCGGTGTCACCGCAACGAACGCCAGAATTATTAACGTTCATTCTTTCACCACCAGCAGTAACTACACGGAAATTGTCAGCCGCACTAAATTGTATGTATGTATCTGAGTCACCATCGTGATAAATCCGATCATTTAACTCAATATCTTCTACGTTGTTTAAAACTTTGTTGTTAACATTTAAATTTGCGCCAAGTTGTATATTCGTATCATTGACCTCAAGCATCTCTGTACCACCAGTGACAATGCGAAACTGATTGGCTGCGTGAAATTGTATGTAGGTGTCGGTGTCGCCAGTGTGGAAGATTTGATCAGCTACATAAAGATCAGTAACGCCAACTAAATTGTTACCTTTGAGGTCTAATTGAGCAGTAGTTAAATCCATTTCGGTGGTATTATTTATGCGCCAATTATGAATACTGCTATTTCTATGTCTGTACGCCCAATGTCCGTCTTGGTCTAAAAAACCAATGTCGTTGTTATGGTCAGCATATACAGAACCATACTCATCAGCATCACTAGCTTGTAATTGAAGCCTAACGCCAGTTGTTGTTCCTGCAGGTCTAAAAACAAACTGACCAGTTTCTTGATTTCTAAAGAGAGGATAACCGCTTGTACTCCACTGAATATAGAACTTGTCTGTCGTGCCCTCTTGCCATCGAATGTAGGGATTGCTTGTGCCTTA